TTAGATTTTTAGCTAGCGTGGTAGCCAATTCATCTCTAACCGACATATTATGTCTCCTTAACTATTAAATAGTTCATCAAAAGCTTCACCCGCGTCTGCTGCTGTAGATTGGGGTTGAGCGTTTGTTGTGTTAGATGAATTTGTCTCCTGTGAGGTTTCACTTTCAGAATCTTCTGATGGGTTTAACCAATTATTTAGTACATCGGTTAACTCTTCATAAGACAACTCGTTATAAATCTCACGAATGTCTTTTTGTGATTCTGTGATTGTCTCTAATAAATTAGAATCATCAGTAATTGGTGTTTGATTTGGTTTTACACGAATCGATGTTGATGGAAAAGATGCGCCGGTTTCTTCAGCTGTTTTGAATTCAACCGTTACATCACGACCATTCATAGAATCTGTGATATCACCATAATCTGGATCAGCGATTATTGAAAGAAGTTCTTGATAAACTGTCTTTCCAAATCCCCAAAATTTCACACCCTCATTTTCTTCACCACGAACGACGACAGGTGCAAAGGTTCTCATCTTAGCTTCGATTTTCTTAGCTAATCGATAATCTTCTTTATTACCGCTTGTCTTAAGTTTCTGAGCAAACTCTTCAATAGGGTCTGGTCTTCCAAAAGACATTGGTGATAAATAAGATTTTCCACCTAAGTCATAGTGAAAAAACAATTCGATGAATGGGGAATCTGTGTTGTGCTTGTATGGAACAATACGAATTTGAGATTTGCCTGGTTGAGGCTTCCACAAGTTTGAAGTTCTATTATTTGTGGCTTGTAACTGAGTTAATCTCTTTTTGATTGCATTAATATCCATTTGATAATCTCCTTATTTGATTAATTGTTAATTGATTAATTTTCATTCAGTAATATATATAACCTTATTTCGCAAAATACAATTTTATTTTTAGACATTACCTATATTTTTCTCCCATTTGGTTACATCTATTATTTTAAAAATTTTTGTTGGTACAACATTCAGTCCGCTTTCATTTGTTAACAATAATTTGTTTTGATAATTTTCCCACGGAACTGGATATGATTTATCTAGCTTACCATTATTTAAAGAGCGAATCGTTTCATTCAACGCATTAATGGTGTATAGTGTATTGGTCTGTTTTTTTCTGTGTAAAGAAATAGTGTCCTGTATTCCCTCTACATAATTTTCATCATACTCAACATTATATGTGCATAATAGTTGGTTGTTGTCATCTTCATTTTGAAATACATAAATCTTATCATACAAAACATTGTTGCATTCTATAATGATATCAATAACCTTATCTAAATTTTGAGTTGTTACAAAAGTACATAATAGTTGTGTCCTCATTATGCTGGCTCCCTTCCCGTCAATGACCCCACTGGTGAATCCAAAGTTTCTTGAGCACCATATAATTCGTTTGAAGCTGATTTGATTCTTTTACCAAATTTTGGGTCTAATCTCATATCAAATTTATGTGCACCTTTATAACCTATACCATCTTCTCTAATGACAACTTGTGATATTGGGATGCTTTTTTCTTCACCTCTAACCTGACCGACATAAGTAATTACAGGATTTTCTTCATCCGCCGTATCAACTTGCAATCCTTCTTTTATTTTACTCCACTCATCAGTACCAAAAATAACTTTTAAAGTCTTACGCGTTAATGCAGTTTCACCTAAAACAATATCTTCTTCACCATCAGCAACCGATTTCAATGGTAGTTTTTCTTTAATTGATTGTAGAACAGATTCTTTAGCTTCGTCATTTTCACCTATGTGTTTAGCTAGTCTTAAATTATAATCTTTATTTAATTTAACTTGACCATCAATAAATTCTTCAGCATTGTTATCCCCAAATTCACCCATCACTCTAGCTAAAACAACTAGAGGTTTTAAACCCTCTTTTCTAGCGCCTGTAAAACCACCTTTTGTTTTACCACCTGCTTGTGTAATGTTACCTATGTAATCTCTATCTATTTTCAAATCTGGATTTGATAATAAATCCTCTTTTGCTTGTACAATCATCTCCTTAAAGTTTCCAACTATAGCTTCTGCTTCTCTAGTTTTAATTGACATTGTTTTAGAAACCTTACCAATTATTTCATCAAAATTATCATCGAAGTCTATATCCTCAATAAATGTCTTTACGTTTTCTTGATTTTGTGAATAATAATTATCATTATTCTCTACTTGATTATCGGAATATTTATCATCGCTTACATCATTTGGTAACTCATAATCTTTAAAAGTGGCTCTCACTGTTCCATTGTGTAAATTAGCCTGTAGACTTTGTTTTAGTGAAACTTCCTCGAAATAAGTAGCGCCAGTTGGCCCTTTAACTTTAAAAAACACATCCGTACTAAAACCTTTGTTACCATAATCCATTCCCATAGCCTCTACTTCGTCTGCCACATCCCAACTACCATCTTGTATTTCATAATTGTTACCAAATTTATCTCTAAACATCGCTAGTGTTACACGTCTATTTTCTTTAGCAGCTTTTAACCACTTTTCTCCAACGTGAGTTTTTTGACCATCCGATTTAACTTTTAATAAATGGTCTTCAACTGATTTATATAAAGCGTTCGCTTCTTTACTTCTCATAGTTGTACTCATCATCATAAGTAACTCACCTATATTAGCCTCAGAACCACCTAAACCTTTACCTCCAGCTCCTATAAAATAATCTAATTCACCTGTTTTATCAGAGACATTAACATTTGTGTTTAACATCCTGTCTAATAATTTTAAATATTTTTTTGGATACTTTGGATTCTCAGATATTTCGTCAGGTAATTTATACTCTGCTTTTGTTTGATTACCTTTATTCTTTTTTCTGAAATCATCATCTGACATACCTAAATTATCTCTGTCAACTTTTTTCTCATCTTTTTCAGCATCGATGTTTTTTTCTGTTTTTTCAATCTCATCATCAGAGATACCTGCGTCTTTGAGTTTAGCCCTTGCTGCTTGATAAGCAGCTTTATTTTTCTTTTTGTAAGATAAACCTGTTTTGACCTGTATCTTTCTATCTGTCTCAGGATTTTTTATTTTACTTTTTAAAACCGTATCCAAATCCTCAGATAGTGAATCAACATATTCATGCACAAATTTAGAATCATAACCAATTTTAATCATAACCTCAGTCAATTTAATTAAATGAGCCGAATTATTAATATCAGGATAAGAGGAATTTACTGCTTTATCCCACTCCTCAATTATCTTTTCTATGTTTAATTTCATAAATTATTCCATAAATTTTTCTGTTATGTCAACCATACTATCGTAGTCCTTACCCCAACTCACTTTTGTTGGATATCTACCATTTTGCTCGATAATATCTTTGATTTCTTTAATAGAATTTAAACCATCTTTTATACAAAAGTCAAGCAAAAAAGAATCATAACTGTACAATACTAATTTAGATTTATAATTCTTCATAGCTGGTACTAAAGAACTCAATACTTTCATATTTGTCTCAGTCTCTAATAACTGAATGTAATAATTGAACAATTTATTTTTGTTCATATTAGACAAATTATTCTTCGATATTCGTCTATTATAAATATCACTTTCCAAAAAATCATCGTTATTATACTTAATCCAAATTTTTTCTATGTAATCATGCACCATACTAAAGTATTTGTTCATTTGAGCTATCTCAGGTGGTATGAATCCGTATAAATATTTAAATGATAGTGCTTTAGCCTCATCATAATCAACGTCATACAATTCAGCCATATGACTATGAACCGAACCATTTGGAAACTTATAACCTATCCTATCAGCTATCAATCTTAAATGATAAGCATCAAAATCAAACTCTAATAACACACCGTCTTCAAATCTACTTTTATATTTTTTTCTACTACCATCACTTTTATTCAGAGCCGCATAATTTATACCACCGAATCTATTAGATGGACGGCCAGTTGATGTAAATATATTATACTCACTATAAACCAATCCATCATCGGTATTTATTCCATTACTCTCTATATGGTGTAAATTTCTAATAACATCATCATTGTATGACACATTGACAGATTGTGTAATTATGTTACCTTTTTGTTTATATAAGTTTACCAATCTATCGCAACATTCTGAATGTTTTGTTACAGGTATTATCTTGTTTATATTTTCATTCTCAAAGTATTTGGTTTGATAAAATGTATGTGCGTTAGTTGTAATATTATCAATGTT